AATACTAAACCTGCTCTTTTTGCAATAGCAATTGCCTCTTGTTCAAACGCTAGTCTCTCTTGTTTTTTGTGTTGATAAGTTGACTCGTGTAAATCATCTAAACTCATTACTTCTAATAATGCCTGGCAATCAGGATGTTTTGTATCGTATTCTATGATTGCACTATGAGTTTCTTTGAAATCTTTTGACGTATATAATACTTCAATATTTTTTCTTTCACCATCAATAAAGTATGCTTTAGTCAAGTGTTCTTTTAAATTCGCTTCAGTTAACATTTCTATTTTCCTTTATATAATCATATAAATTAGTTTTAGGTTTCCACCCAAGACTATTTAGTGTAGTTATATCAGCCTTATTATTAAGTCTTTCATTTTCACTACCTATTTTCTTTTCACAATCTATTTTAAAGTAATTTATAATATCAGTTAGTTGATAAGAATGACCTGTGCCTATATCAATTATACCATTTAATTTACTAAACATTAATATATCAATAGCACTCATTAAATCGTCAACGTGTATGAAATCTCTTTTATGATTAGTATTAACATATTGCACGTCATTTCTTAAAATTTTAGGTATTAACATATTTGGTTTTGCTTTAGGTCCGTAAACGGTTGTAAATCTCATACCTAAACTATTTTCGGGTGCTATCTGCTCAAGACTATATTTACTCATTGCATAAGGATTTCGCCAAGGCTCATATGCTGTTGATGAACTAGCATATAATATTCTTGTATCAGGAAAAAAATCAAATAGTCTTTGACTAGCAATTACATTTTGTTTCCAATAATCAGTAGGATTATTCATACTATCTCTAACACCAGATAGTCCTGCTAAGTGTATTACTAGGTCTGCCGGAAAATGTAAATCACAGGATAATAAATCATTGCCTGAAATTTTATCTATGTTGATTAATTTATATTTTTCTTTAAGATGATTATATAGATTTTGACCTATAAAGCCATCACTTCCAGTTAATAATATATTCATAATTCATAATTAAGTTGTTCTTTGTATTTTCAAATAATAAGTGTTTATTGTTGTTGGTGTTCCGTCAGGAAACTCTTGAGCTCTATAATCATTTGTGTTAACGTATCTTGTTTGATAATTACCTGTGCCACCTGTTAATCTTGTATCTGCCATACCTGAACCTCTATTTGTGCCTGAACCGTTTATACTATATCTTATTTTATAACCGCCTGCACTTGATATTGTTTCGTGTCTCATTAATTCATTTGCTAAATTACTTACTGCCGCTAAAGTAAATTCTTGTATGTCATTATCACTACGTATTTGTAAAGGTAAAACTGATAATGATGGTGATGAGATTGTATTCTTTTTTAAATAATAATTATTAATTGTAGTAGGTTGGTCTTCAGTTTCGCCTATGCCACCAGCAGTATAGGCAGACAAGTCTGCTCTTGTATCAACAAAAACAGGAGTTGAAGATACTAAACTTTGATTTGAACTAGTTGATGATGAGTTATTAATAAAATAAGTGCCTGCCTGGTTTGCGCCTGTTGAACCTGAAACTAATTCATCAATTACTGGTCTAACAATTGAATCTAACATATCGCCGTGATTCATAGTTTTAATATCGTTGTTGTCATCAATATAACAAAAATATCTTTTACCATCATCATTGCCTAAAGTAGGAGCAGATGAAATAGTTTGGTCTAACCTAGAATAATTTACCGTTACCTGTGTAGGCTCAGCAGTTTCAGCTTCAGTAGAAAATCTTTCTGTTCTTGTTAAAGAAGCGCCGGCCTGCATACGTGTATCTACCATAGGTAATCCTGATAAATTACCACCTGAAGAAACTACGTTTAATGTTATTGGACTTGCTTGTTGAAATTGATATCTGAAAACATCTTTTAATAATCCAAACATAGTATCATCCATTTGCTGGATGTTACCACTATTAAAATAAACTGGTCTTACAATTGCCATAATATATCCTCATTAATTCTATGCACCTGCACCAAACAATGTTTTCAATGCGACACCTGAACTATTATATAAAACTAAACTTACTGCATTATTAAATTTAGCTGATGTTATTGTATTGTCTGCTATGTTTGTATTACCTACTTGACCAACACCACCTGTTAACATAAAATCACCACCTGCGTCTGGTAAAGTTATTACTCTGTCTGCTGTAGGGTCGGTTACCGTAATCGCCGTTTCAAAATCGTCATCTGTTGCACCTTCAAAAATTATTAGTTTATTAGGTGCTAATCTTATTGATGAACCAAAAGATGTTTCTCCTGAAGATGTGAAAATATCACCTGAAGTACCACCATATTCTGTTCCGTTTACCGTTAATTTATTTGTACCTGTTGATAAGTTATCATTGATAGTAATTGTATTAGAATTATTAGATGATATAGTATTACCTGAAACATTTATAGAACCAAGAGTTGCGTCACCACTTGTAATGACAGCAGCATTAATGTTTATTGTTCCGCCTGATACATCATCAATTGTATTTGTTTTTACGGCAGCAGAACCAGTTGTTGCTATATTTCCTGATGAACTAATACCACTCGAACCTACCGTTAATGAACTTGATATGGTTACGTCTGATGGTAAACCTACAACCATTGTATCTGTCGCTTGAACTGCAACCGTTACCTCGTTTGTAGTACCTCTAACTTGTAATTCTTGACCAGAACCAATTAATTGTCTAGTTGAACTTTCGTCAACAATAAAAAAACCTGCAGCTGCCGATACAAGAGCAATTGTTTCATTCATTGCACCTACAATACTCGTAGCAGCAATTGAACTATCTAATGTAGCAATATCTCCAAAGTCGTTAGCGGCTAAACCGTTAAACTCTGTTCGTAGTTTTTCTAAACTATCTGTTTGTGATATTTGTCTTACAGCCATTTTATTTTATAATTTCCTTAATTAATTGTTTTATTTCTTTTAATTCTTGTTTTAAATTATTTATCTCTCTACAAGCAGACTTAATTTGGTCACTCTGACTCTTTCTGCTCTCTCTTCTTTGCATATAAAGTTGATATTCGGTAACGTTAGTATTTACGATAGCTTTTGAATTACTATCTCTAACTAATCCCTCATATCCTTCTACTTTATATTTTATGCTCATTATACTGCCAATGCTATTGCTCTAAAGTCTTTTAATCTTGCCGGATAAGCAGAGTTTGTTCCTCTGAATACCACTTTAATTTGAAAAGATGTAAACTCTGGTAAATCTTTTACACTAAATTTATAATCTTTGAAATCTATATCGGTTACTTCATCACCTGTTGAAGGTGCTACATTTGAATCTGAACTGCCATCAACATTGAATGGTGTAAATTCAATATCTTGTATTCTTCTTGTTTCTTCACCGCCTGTCAATCTAAAGAACATTTTAATATTAGATGTTGACCTTACACTAGCCGCTAATCTTACTTCTATCGCTGTTGAAGGATTTTCTAAACTTACAGGTTTAGTTATATATGAACTATCAGTTGAACCACCCTCTGTTGAAATATCATCTTCATAATCAATAGTATTTGTTAATTTAGCAACAATGTTTGCACCGGCGGCTGGAGCAGTTGTCAAATTTAATTGAGAACCTGAAATTGTAAAGTCATCTACTGGTGCTAATTTTTTACCAGATTTTTTAACTGATAATAAATGTACGTCTGCTGGTGTAGATGATAATGTAAATCCTGCTGTTGAACCATCACCTGTAAATGTATTAGTTGATGATACAATAGGATTGTTTAATCTGTTTGTTATCGCAAAAGCATTACATCTTTTTAAATCAATTACAGGAGATACGTTAGCATTTGAAGTAGATAAAATCATTTGTGCTATTATTGATTTTTGTCCTGCCATTTCATTTACTTCATTAATTCTACTTGCAACAAGTCTTGGCTCTGTATAGTAAATGTTATCACCTAATACTACATTTCGTTTTTCTGAAGTACCTTGTCTAACAAATGGTGTTTCTGTTCCGTGTACAGATTTACCTGATGTTGTTCTAACACTTGGTTGAATATTTGTTTGTGGATGTAAAACGTGACCAATTTGTAATTGTAATACGTTGAAAGGAACGTTTCTACTTGCTGTTATAGTTGAACCACCAATATCACCTGTAGCAGTTGCCGTACCTGTGGTTACAATATCATAACTATCTAAAGTTATATTTTTAATACTTGTAAATGTTCCGTTGATTGCTGAGTGAGCAATACCATTATAAGTACCTGACGGTAATCCTGCAATGGTAACATTATCTGTTGAACTATGCATACCGTGGTTAGGATGAAAGACTCTAATTTGACTTGAACCATTAAATGTTCTTATTGGATTTGCATTTAAAGTTTTTGTTCTTTCTGTATTTAAATTTGTTAATGTTAAAGTGCCTGGTGCTGAAGTATCAAATACTGCTTTCTTTAGAGTAAATTTCATATCTTCCATTTGTTCAGATGTCCAACTTCTATTATTAGCAGACTTAAATAAAACACCGATATTAGGTTGTGCTGATACAATTCTATTTGAGTTAATTTGTTTTTCACCTAATCTTGCAACGTAAGCTGTGTAATCAACTGAATCTGAATATAGAACTATACAATATTCAATACCCTCTTGTAAATAAACAGGTGAGTCAAAAGTAAATGTAGTCGCTGTTGAACCATCTGTACTAGTATTTACTTGACTCGCATTTAACCATTTTCTTGCGAATGGTAAAACTTTAGGTCCTGGATAACCATTAATCATATTTCTAATTTCTGCTTTTACAGGCAACGTTGATGATTTTGTTGCAAAGAAAGCGTCTAAAGATGTTATAAAAATACCATCTTCTTGGTCAACAATAAATGATTGCGCTAAAGGGTCTCCTCTAGGTTGTCTAGTAGCAATAACTCTACTTGCATTTCTTGTAATACTTCTATTACCGGTTACGCCTTCTCTTTGTGTTCTTGGTTCTCTTGTAGCAATAATAGCCTCTTGCGTTGTTTCTAATAAACCTTTTGCGTCATAATCGCCTTCAGCTGAAGTTGCTACTGCTGTTCTATCTTCGCTATTTGTAGATGAACTTGTTAATCTGAATATTCTTTTACCTGTTCGCCATCTAGGTTGTGTTGTATCATTAGGGTCAGGTATTGCAAATACACCTTTTACATAACCTGTTGAATCTGTAATTATATTTCCACCTAAAGAACCGCCATCTGGGGTTACGTAAGTTGAAATTGCAACATTATCAAAAAAAGGATAAACTCTTGTATTTGGTCTCATACCATAAGCTTGAAACTCTATATTTCTACTTCTTATAAAAGGAACAAAAGCGACTGACACTACTCTGTTACCTAAACTTTGTCTAACCGTTTGAGGAACTATTGATGTTCTAATACCACTTCTAACTTGACCTACCGTTCTTGAAGTTGTTTGAACTAATCTGTTACCTTGCCAGTTTTGACTTGTTCTAGGATTACCAGACCATTGGTCTTGCCATTCGTTCCAAACCGTACCTACAGGTATTTCATCATTAGCAGGATTTAATCCTCTGTTAATTGCCATAATATCAAAAGTACCATTTACGTTTGCAACTATTTCAGGTGCTACTCTAGTTTCTTTCCACTCATCAACTGGTGGGTCTAAATCAATATCACCAATCCAATTAAATACTAAAAACGGATTTAAATTTTCTGTTTTTGAAGCAAAAGGTTGTTGAATAAAATTTGCCTCTGTATATGGTAAAGTAATTAAATCACCAGTTTTTGCATAGTTAAATAAAACTCTATCTGCCTCTGTAATAAATGTACCATCAGAAAATCCTTTATCATCAACCTCTGTTAACTCAACAACATCTTCCGAAAATCTTGACCTTGCCTCGCCTCTTGCCATATCAATAGATAGTTTATAGTCATTACTTCCTACATCACCAACATTGTGACCTGTAAAGTTATCAACTACGAAACCATTTTTAAATCTGTCAAAACCATCTTCGTCTTGTATTTGTAGAGATTGTGCGTCTGCCTCTAATAAAGATAATTGAGTATAGTATTCTACATTTTTTAATCTTCTTTCAAGATTACCAATATCTCTCATAGTGTATCTCTTGTTATCTTCTCTATCAAGTGATACGTCTGCTGTATTTAATGTGTATGAAGGAATATTTACGGTAGCCATCAACATATGTCCTTCTAAATTATCTGGTGATAATGGATTTAAATCTGAAGAACCTTTTACAACTCTTAAATTACCTTCTCTTGTTAAGAAAATTTTATCTATTCTATTTAAATAAAATTCTAAATCTGAAGTTATATCAGAATTAAATTTAGGTACATCAATTGTTGAAGAGCCTGTGCCATCATAAGACCTATCATTGTTACCACTATCAATTGTACTTGCGTCATCAACTCTTGGTCTGAAATCTAAAGTATCTCTTAATTCAAATTTTTCACCTGTTGAATCAGATGTATATGATTTAATATCTTCATAATTAATAACACCTGAATAAGAATCAACATCAAAATAATCTCCTGAACCGTGAGAGAAGAAATCAAAATTAATTAATAATTGACCAGTTGGTTTGATTGCACCTGGTTTTAATTTTAATCTACCAATATCATAGAAGTTATCTCTTTGACCATCATCTAAATCAAATCTATTTGTAATATCTGTATCTGAACTTGTAGCAGCGGAACCAAAACCACCTGACATTTTAACACTATTAATTTTTTGTATATCTGCCTTGCCTATTGGTATAATACCACTTTCAATAGTTGATTGAGTGGATACATTTGCTGTTTGATTAGAGTTTAATGATTTAGTTTTTGAACCTGCAACTGAACGACTAATTGTTGCTAAAACTTTAATTTTATGTCCTGCAAAATTAGCACCAAAATCTAGGTCTAGTGTTCTACCTACTGGTGAACCTGTCAATTCAAATATAACATCTCCCTCGTGGTTACTTCCTGATAAACTTAATGTATCACCTACAGCACCTGTGCTACCTGAGCCAGTTGTCATAACTGAAACAGAATAATCACCACTAGATAATGATGAAAAAGTTTCATTTGTACCTGCTGATATTGTTGCGTCACCGTTTGATGATAATGTGGCAGTAAATTGTCTTCTAACTTGGAAGTTTGTATCTGTTTGACCAGAGTTAGTTGTTGTCTTTAATGTTTTTACCGTTGTGTAAGGTAATTTATATAACAATACATTGTTTTCTGGATTTTGTAATTTTGCTCTTTTTCTGGTTACAACGGCTGCCGTGGTAACACTTGAAGCGCCAACATTAATTTCTACTTCAGCTTCAATGGGTGAAGTAATATTTTGTATTCTAACATTTTCTGTACCACCAGCGTCATTTGTAAATGTTAAAAGGTCACCAATTTTTAAATCTGTTTGAAAGTTTGTACCTTTTCCTCTTAAAGTACCATCATTGTTTGCTATTGATACGTTACCAGGTAAATCAAAATTATCTCCGTAAGTTGATGTTAAATCTGTATCAGCAGTATAAGTTGGCGAACCTGCCATACCAATTTGTTTAACTTCATTTATTTCTTTATTTTGTACACCTCTAAAACCAATTGTCTCTTGTTGTATAGTTGCTGAGTTATTAGATGTTTGACCTACTAAAGTTTCGCCTTCTATAAAATTTCCTTTTACATTACTTACAACAACCGTACCATTTGTAACCGTAGCAGGTGTAGTTACCGAAGTAATATTTTGTTTTGTTAAACCATCTGCACTAAACAATTCAAATCTATCACCAGTATGATTTCTTACCGTAAACACGGCAGGTTGTGTAGCTGTTGTGCTATCTATCTCAAAATTACCACCTGATAAGGTAACTTGCATACCATCTTCTAATCCGTGGTCTGTTGCAAAAACAACAACATCTGCACCTGCGCTCATACTTTGAGCTGCTTGATTAAATGTACCTGAAACACTTTGTACAACACCTGTTGCACCTGAATTAGAACCTACGACTATTTCGCCTGTTGTAAAAGATACTGCTGTTGTTATGTGAAGATGAGTAAATAATTCTACATCAAAAATATAATGACGCCAAACACCTGTTGTAGCAAATATATCATTTGTTTCAGCACCTGATACATATTGGAAACCTCTTGACTTAGCACGACCAATATGAGGTATGCCAGAATTCAAAGCAGGTATTTCAGTACCTCTAGCAGTTGTTTGAACGTTATATAAATTAATTGTTTTAAATGCCTCAACATCACCAGAAACAAATCCTACATCTGGTGTACCATAAACATTTTTAACATTAAAATAATTATCTAATATAAATCTTGTTTTAATGTTATTAGCAGTATCAAAATCTCTTGCCTTATCTACATCAATAAAAGTTGTTCCTAATTTTTCTGATTCATAACCATTTACATATGCTTTAAATGGTGAAACACCTATTGCTAATTTAGTTGCACTACCACCATCAGCAGCCGCAAAAATACCTCTGTTATCACCTGATTCTAAATGTTCTCTTACATCAAAATCAGGATTTGTTAATACGTAATCACCTGATTCATCAAACGTTCTTCTTGCTAATGTTTCTTCTAATACAGCATATTCTGTACTTCTTACAAAAGATTTAATATCACCGTTTTCAACTCTTGCTATTTCAAAAAAGTTATTGTCATCTGTAGCTGATAGTGATTTTTTAGTTAATGCTAATGAAATTTTGAATCTATGAGCACCTGGAGCATTTGTGTTTGATACGCCTTGAGCGTTATCATTTAAATCATTATCATCATTAGGAGTAATAAATGATTCTGATACTTTTAAACCTATTCTGTATGATGGTGTATTTGTATATTTGTCTAATATTAAAGTTGAATCATCTATTTGAACAAAAAATCCGTTAATATAATAAACACCTTTTTTTATTCCTGCCGCTGAACCTTCGTGAGTTGTAGCGACAACAACCGTTGGACTACCTGTACCATCTGAAGTTAAAGTTTCGCCAGCGTCAAATACATTTTTTGTATTATCAGTACCAGATTTATTATACTTTACAAATAAAGTATCCGGGTCAGTACCATCTGTTGCTGAAACATTTATTACCTCAGCGGTTACACCTGAAGTGCCACCTGTTAGAGTTGTATTATTATAATCGTTAATTGAACTTGCTGACTTTGAAGTTAATTTTATTGAGGAGTATTGTGTGTCAATAGCTATTTGACCAGGGATAACCATTGCTCCTTGTTTGAACATATGGTCACCAAATCTTTCAATTTGGTTTTGTAAAATTGATTGTGATTGTGTTAACTCTCTCGCCTGAACAGCAAACGCTGGTCTAAATAATATTCTATGAAAATTCTTCGCTTCTGAAAAATCATCAAAATAAGGAGAGAGGTTAAAATCAGTTGGACTTGGCATAGTCTGTTATCCCCTTAAAATTCTATAATCAACTTGATATTCTCTGTCTGGTCCGCCGCTCTTGTTATTGGTGCTCTGTTTTCTACATATAAAACATCACCTGAATCGTGGTCTATTTCTGGCACAGAATATCCTGAATTGAATACTACGTTATTTGTTGTTGCTGAATGTGTTGTATCAGGTGTTCCTGTTGGAGGTGTTCCACCCTCACCACTAACTTGACCTGCACCTGAAAAGGCAACTTGATTTCCGTTTGCGTCAACCCCTTCGTTAGAGTGTCTGCTTTGAACAAAAAATAAAATTGCATTTGTTGAATCCCATTCAATAACTTTTCCTACTGCACCTGTTGATGATTGAGTAATTTTTTCATCTACACTAAAAGAACCTGATACACCAGTTAATTTAATTGCTGTTGTAGCTCTTAATGTATTCGCTGAAGCAGCTGAACCACCTGATTTAGGGTCTCTTATTAAACATACTTTTCTAAAGTCATTAGCTACTGAAACGTCACCAGAGTTAGCTGATTCTGTTCCTTCTAAACTTGTATTAGTCATTACAAAGAAAGCACCTAATTCTTGTACTGCATTAAATCCGTGTCCGCCTTTTGGTGGAATAATTACATCTAATTCTGCACCAACAAGATTTGTTGCACCAGCAGCCACTATTTGAGCATTACTGATTGTTGCAAAAGTGTAACCTGTTCCTGCTGTTGTAACCGCTACCGAGGTTACTGCACCTGAGGTTACCGTTACCGATACAACACCACCAGAACCATCACCTCTAATAGGAATATTTGTGTGTGTACCATCTGTACCACCTGAACCAGCAGTTTTAATTTTTACAATATCAATTGAACCACCTACAGCATTTGAAGATACCGAACTATTTGTTGAAACTGCCATAAAGTCAGTTGATAAAAAGTTTGATTGTTCAGCAGCAGACATTGTGTACATATATTTCCATTTGTAACCATCAGCAGTTGATAATACAATTGTGTCTGTACCAGTAGGTTCTACCGTTGAGGCAGCATTGTTATTATTGTCTAAACATTTGTAAACGTTTCTTGCTGAGTTTAATACATAAAAGTTTGCGTCAAATAAATTAAATACACCACTATTTGCTGATGTTTGAGTTGTTGTGCCAGTAATTCTTTCTCCGTAGTCGTGTCTGTAAATATCGTAAGTTGTGCCTGTTGTCCAGTTTCTTCTTGGCGCTACAAAAGCTGTGTCTGTATCTGCTACTTTTTTAACTGCTAACAAGTCATCAAAAGTAAATGATTCTGCGTTTAAGTTATCTGCTGGTGTAATAGGTAAAACATCTGTACCTTGATTGTCTGTTCTACCATCACCTCTTGTAGCAGTATTAAATGGCATTGCTCTACCAATACCTAGATAATAAGTGTTTCCTGAAGCTTCAGAAAAAGATTCTTTAAACTGCTCAGAGTTGTGTATTCTAAACTTGTTTGTTATAATTGCTGGCATATTTTTTCTTCCTTAATCAATATTTATAAGACTTCTCACTATGTTATGTTAATGTTTCCTACCATTGAACCGTGTGATGTACATTGATAATAAAGAGTTGCTGGAGTATCCATAGAAACGTGAAATACTATTGCACCTGAAGAAGCACCATTATTGGTAACTCCTGTATTATACGCTGTTCCACCTGTACCGGTTGTTGATTGTATTCTGAATGGGTGTGAACCACCAGAGTTGTTAATAAAGTAATAAGTTTGACCTTTTTTTAAATGTAAATCAGGATTATCACCTGAAGTTGAAGGGAAACCTGCACCTGTAAATCTGTAAGCACTTGAACTATTATTAGTTACCAATAATTGTGATACTGGTGTTTGTGCTTGTACCCAACCAGAACCATCATAAACTAAACTATCACCAGCAACAGGTGATGAAACGGTAACATCTGTAATATCGTTTAATGCACTTGAACCACCAGTTATTGTTATGGTTTTTGTTGCGCCTGTTCCTGTAGCGGTTACGGCAGAACCTACAAAGTTTAATGTTGTAGCACTTGATGATAGAGAAGAACCTTCTTCTTGCACCGTTATTCCACCAGCTGATTCTGCATTTGCTTCCCAACGAGCAGTACCTGAATTCCATTTTAGTACGTAACCATTTTGTACACCAGTTTGAAATACGTTTGAAATTTTATCTAATACAGAGTTTTCAGATAATACTTCAATCCAAGCACTTGGCGAAGCAAATTTCATTATCTCATTTGTTTCGTCAATTGCAATAGAACCTGAATATGTTGAATAACTAGGGAAACTAGGCACGTTAGCAAAATTAAATCTAACTTTAGAACCTGAACCAGTTTGGTCAATTGTACCTGTGCCTGAAACTGAAGATGAACCTGTTAAATTAAAATTACCTGCACTTGTTAAAGTATCGCCTAAATTAACTGCACTATTACCAATTGTTACCGAAGAATTAGCTAAGTTTGCATTTGTGATACCTGCACTACCTGATAAGTCAGAGTTTGTTAAGTTTGATACGTTTAGAGTTACCGTATTACCTGTAACCGAACTTGATACTGAACCTGTACCCAAAATAGATAATGTTTCTCCTAAATTTACAACATCTGTTGTTGAAGTGTTATCTCTAATTGTAATACCTGAATTAGCAAGACCAGTATTAGGTATTGCTGTAAATGTGTTTAATGCACCACTTAATGTTTTGTTTGTAATAGTTTGAGTTTGGTCTGTCGTAGCAAAGTCTGTGCCACTTAATGAATTATTGAATTCTGTTAATGTACCTGAAACGGTATTATTACTTAAACTAATAGTTTTATTTGTAAGTGTAGCAGTTGCGTTAGCGGTTAGTACCGAGTTATCTACTGCAATTTGTAATTTACCTGAAGTAATTGAAGTTTGTATACCAAGACCACCAGTAACCGTTATAGGATTACCTATATTTGTTCTTAACACCGTTGACGAGTCATCTGCAAAATCAATGTATGGTTTTAAATTAGAACCATCACCAAAATTAGAATATATCTCGTTAAAGTTATTATTAATTATAGTACCACCAGTACGTAGGTTTGAACCTGTTCCGTCATTTGGTGAACTTCCTAAATTTATTGTACTCTTTGGCATATTTTAAATCTCTCTACTATTTATAATCATTCCTATGGCGTTGTATCATCAAACGTAGCAGTTGTTTGGCTGAAGTTGGTAATTGTGTTAGAAAAGTCGTTTTTGTTTGTTGCAATCGTAGCAGGTATTGTAAAATTAGTCTTTAGATTTCTACCATCTGGATGTGATGTAGCAATGAATATAGCTGGTTGACCATCTAGTCCTGTTCTAGTACCTATGATTTTTATATCGTGAAAAGTCTGAAATGTAAAACCAGCACCATCAAATATAGTTTGTATATTCTTGTCTAAAAATGCATATCTTGGTCCTGCGTATGCGTGACCTTGTCTAACATTATGATTAGTTGTAGAATCAGGTATTACTCTTCTAACTCTACTTAAATAATCAATTTCAAGAGGTGCCCTTGTTAAGGTTACGTCTCTTTGATTATTACTAAAATGTTCGTGTGTTAATGGGTCACTATCAATAGTACCACTTGTTAAAGCATTTGTTCTCTTACTTGTTCCGTCACTATTTGTTCCTAATCTTCTACCAAATATTGTAGAGAATAATGTATTAATTAATCTCATAAATGGACTATCAGAAACACCTGAAACTGAACCAATAACAGGAGATTTCAAACTTAAATCTAATTGAGTTGCAACGTTAACTTGTCCTGTAAAATAAAAACCTGAAGTATGCATAGTTTTTTTAAAACTATCTCGCCAAGCATTAATAGATTGACCTACTTTAATTACATATGAAAAATCTTGATAGTATAAACTATCTTGTATTCTCATTGTGCTTTCTGAAAGTTTACCCACTTCATTAATAAATTCACCATCTGTATCTGTTATAGGTACAACATTTACGGTAGCAGTTGCTAAATTATGTTTTTTAATTTTAGCAGTACCACCTGTTTGTGATGTTATAGTATCGTTTATGTTAATAGTGCCGGTAACTTCATCTAATTTTAAGACACTTGTATTAGTATCTAAACTTAAAATTTTACCTGAAGCAGAACCTGAAGTAGTAAAAGTAGTACCTGCTATAAAAGTACCTGTTATATCAATTACTAAAAAGTTTTTTATAAATGATAAAGTTGGCGAAGGTGCTGTTTCATAACCTTTACCGTGTTCTACCGTTTTTAATGAATTAATTTTTCCTACATTATCACCATATGCAACAACTTTACCACCACTACCACTTGAACTTGTAATAGTTGTTGTAGGTAAACTTTTATATCCGTTACCTGTATTTGATAAAAATAAATCTGTAATATCTCCTGAACCTGTGGCAGTTTCTTGAACTATTTTGTTACCTGAATAAATATCACCACTTTCTGTTTCGTCTTCTAATACAACATTATCACCTGAACTATCTTCATTAGCAACACCACCATTTACAACTCTAACAAAACCGGCAGCATTTGAACCAAAAGTACCTGTGTTATCAAAATTAATTGTATCACCAATAGCATAATTAGAACCTGCGTCATCTAAAACTAATTCGTCTATTGTACCTGCGCCAATATCTGCAATTTGAAATAATGCACCAACACCACCAGCGGTTACTTTAACGCCGTCATCTATTTTGTAAAGTGAACCTGCATTACTAATTGTTTTTGTTCCTGGAATACCTGTTATATCTGCCTTAATAAAGTAATCATCTGTATCACTAATTGTTCCTGAAACTTCTTCACCTATTTGAAAAGTACCCTCAATACTATCCTGATTTAAAATTAATTCTGTTACCGTTGAGTCACCAATTTGAAAACGTGATAAGTTTTCAATAATAGCAGTTGCTCTTGAATCTTTACCTGTAATTGTTCTACCAATTAATCCCTCTGTATTACCAACTCTTTCAAGAATTCTTAAAATTTTTAAAGAGTCAAACTGACCATCTGAAGCTTTTAATAAATTTTCTCTAGGGTATATTGTTTCTGAACTTTCATTAAATAATAATCTAAAAAATAATTCGTGACCTGCAGCTGTACCTTTTGCCTTATATAATGATTTAATATTTTTAATTAAGTTTCTTTTATTAACTTCACTATCTAATACTTCAGGTAATGTTGCTAAAAATTCATTTCTAAAATTATTTAAGAATGATTCAATTGCTTTATCGGGGTCTCTAAAGTTTACAAGGTCTGAAATATTTTGAACAGGTTGAGGTCTGTAATTAGTTATAGTAGCAGACGCTAAAGACTCTAAACCATCTACTATTTCATTTGTAATAAATTTATCTTGAGCAGATATAAACAATCTACCATTTGTTAAATCTTCAGCTAATACTTTTGCCTCTGCACCTGAAGTTTTACCCTTTATGGTTTCGCCAACTATAAATTTACCATAACCAGTTTCTTCTAATAATATTTTATCGCCTTCGTCAATAGGTGTAATAGCACTACCTATTTTTGTTGCGTTAAATACTAAATTATTTTCTTGACCTGTTTCAGTTTCAATTAAAACACCAACGGTGTTTTGTACATCTTTTACTTTTAATTCTGCTGATTCTAATAATTGATAATATACTTTAAGAAACTCGGCAAATTTTGGATGGTCAGCAACTACAAATTCAGGAACTTGGCTGTTAATAATCGCTGATATTTTTTCATTGAACTTTGCCATTTGTCATTAATAACTTGTTGATGTTGTATAACCTACACCTGCCTCAGCAGAACCACCAACAAAAGTATCCTCTTCTACGGTAATTATTGAGTTTGCAACATCAATCTCTACAATTTGGTCTCTTACAGGAACAACATCATTTGAAGATGGTTGTACCGTAATTTCAATGACCGTTGAAGACGCTCCTCTAATATTTGATATAGAAGCAATATTAATTAAATTTAATGTTACCTGACCTGTTGAATAATTAATTGTACCTTGCGTTTCATTTGCATAAGTTTTAACACCAGAAACTAGGTAATATCTTCTCACATTTCCTTGTCCATCATCATCTAAAAACATTTCATTATTATCACCACTTACTTTAAAACCTGTTGAACTTAATATACCACCAGAGGCTGAGTTATGACCTGAATGTGGATTATATAATGCATTTCTATAATAGATATCGTATTTTGTGGCAGAGTTAATTGTAGGTGTAAAACTCTTTCTCATTTTTAAAGTAGTTATATTTGATAAAATACTATTGTCTGTATCATCAATTAAACCTGTAATTTTTGAGTGTCTAAAAACACCATCAAATTTTTGTAGTGTTGAAGTATTGTAATTTGTAATTGTGCTTACAACATCTGATTTAATTGTATCTTTTGATTTTGTTGTTGACTTGGCGTCATACTTAACATTAGAAGTTAAAACTATTGAAGTTGTTTCCGGGTCAACAATTTCTGGTTTAACAGAAGCAACATTAAATTTTTTCAAACCGTTTACTATATCTAATTTTGTTTGGTCAGTTAATGTTGCACCTGAACCTGCCTTAATTGCAATCTTAACAATACCATATCTTGGCGTTTCATCATCTTCGCCACCCCAAGCACTTACTGATAACGCATTAGGATAAATTCCTTTTACTAGTGTCTCATAATCAGTTGTAGTTACCGCTCTATCTTGAGCCGCAAAATTTAAAGGCGCATTAAATTTAACTGATTCATTATCTTCAGCTTCTGCGCCACCTTGAGATACAGAGTTAGTTGTAATAGAAACATCTGTAAAACCACCAACACTACCTTGTAAAGTAAAAATTTTTGCACCATTTGAATCTGTTTTATTGGTTACAACATATTCTAAAGTAATTAAATTGCCTGTTTCTAATTTTTTACCGGTAACACCATCACCAAAGTAAACTTCAAATTTACCATCTGTTGTTTCTTGTATAAAATAAACTTTACTATCAGAACCTACACCTGAAAAACCACTTGACAATGTATATGTGTTTGTTGTTGTATCTGAAACTGAATTCTGTACGCTAACTTTTAAAGTTGATGTATCTGCGTTAGCACTTGGTATAATAAATTTTTGGTCAACATCTGTTTCATCAACCGTATATTTAAATTTAACTAAAGTACCCTCATATAAGATTACATTTGAAAAAGTAAATACACCATCAACAGGTGTTGTAGTTATATCTTCATTGGTTACATATTGATAATTTGAATTATTTACCGTAGAAGTAAATACGGTACCTTTTTGCATTGTAATTGATGTGCCTGTTCCGTCATTGACAACAATATTGATTGAAGCTTTAGGAGCTCTTGGTGAGTTAGGTGTATAACCTAACATTTTCGCTAGTGATACAATATTGTTTCTAATATCGGCACTATCTAGGTATAATTCGTTTGTTGACATATTTGCTAGATATGCCATATAGTGAGTGTTATAAGATAATATGTCTAATAGAATTGATAATGAAGAACCTTCAAAATCATAATCTTGAAATTGTGTTTGACTTTGTAAAAACTTTTTTAAATTTTCTTTTATATCTGTAAAGTCTAAATCTGATACTACTAATTTACTATTTGCCATTTTATCTTAACCTTTGTAAAAATGTTTGAACAGATTGTGGACCTGGAACACCTATTACATAAAAATATATATCAACAACTAATCTATTATTATCTTGGTCATCATCAACTCTAACACTATTTAAATCTATTCTTGGCTCATAATTAAGTAAAACTTCTTCAATTTTATTTTGTAAAAATACCTTTGTCATAGGTGTAAAATTTTCAAATAATAATTCTCTAATACCACAACCTAATTCTGGTTGAAAAGGTCTCTCGTAAAAATTAGTTTGTATTAAATTTTTTACTGCTCTTTTTACAGCTATAACATCTTCAACTCTATTAACATCACTAGTTACCAAATTTCTAGTAAAGTCAATGTCAATATCGCTAAACTTTCTTGAATTACGTTTAGATTTACTTACTAGTGATGAATCGTATTGTGCCATAACGGTAATATTTATATACTTTTACTTAGCCGTTTGCGTAAACATTGGTATTATTCTTTGCGTCTACCATATTGCCTGCGTCTGCGCTATCTGTTAATCTGCCAACTTTAATTCCAACAACATAGACGTTTGACGAACCTGCATTTACTACTGCTACGTGATTAGGACATAATGGTACTGGTGGATTTGGGTGTGATACGGTAGGGTCGCCTATTCTAGCGGCTAATTTACCTCTTACAAAAACCGTACCTTGCGTAGGTGTATCTAATTGTGTAATACTTGTACAGGCGTGACCTGTTGTTAAATCATCACCTTGTCTAACGATTAGCGGCATATCTACTTTTCTCTTTTGCTTCTCTAGCTGCTTTTATTGCCAATCTCTTTTTTTCTAAAATTGCAGCTTCTCTAATTTTTCTACCGATTGGTATATTAATATAATGGCACATTTTTTTGCCTTTTTTACTAATATATTCAACTGCAATACTTGATTCTTTAAAATCGCCTTGTACAGACATTGTTGCCTTCTTCAAACTCATTGCTTCTTTTTCTTTTTCTACACCTGATTCATTCCAAAACTTAAATATTCTCATTTTTGCCATTTTTTGCTCACTCTTTTGTTTTTTATTAAAATATGCAACGAAAATGAGCGTAAATTTTCTCATCTTTCAACATTTTTAGCGCTGATTCGCTCTCATATGAGAAAGACTCGCACTTTTCTTGTATTTTTGAACAGGAAACGCATAAAAAGAACGTAACCAGAACAAAAAAAGTCAAAAATCGTTGAAATATAACGCTT